CCCACATGGGGGGCCCCGCTGAACCTTGAAGGAGGTTTCTCTCTTGTACACCACTCAACGTAGGGACTCGAACCGTGTTCGAGTTCAGGGTTCGGGTATCATCAGAGGCAATCCGCTTTCTGTTGATTACACGTTCCCCACCCTTGTTGAGGGTGTCTACTCATGGAGGACGGGAAAGAGATCTATCTCTGACCCGCCAGAAGTTCCGTTGTACCCTCCCAGAGATGGGTTTGGTATTCCGGGTCCCTCTAATCGAGGGGGCCTCGTTGCTCGTCTTGCTGATCGCAAGCGTTACACCGAGGAACTTCTTCGAGCGGCCTTCCCGGCCGAGACGGCTACGGGAAGCGTCTCCACGAGTAGGACATCAACCGTGGATTCGGGGCATCTCTTTGCATCTGTGAAGGTGCTTAGATACCCGTTCCACATACGAGGTCGCCTATACGCCAGTTCAATCAATGACTGGACGGGTGACATCGTGTCGGGCTTGGGAAGTCCTGGTTTGTATAATCCGTCCCCGTATACGATGGGCTGGCCTGGGGAAACCCAGGTTGGCTTTTCATCGTTTCCGAGTTCGGACCTTACCCGTCAGGGTATGGCAAACAGGTACTTCGCCAGCACGGCGCCTGACAGAAATGACGCTGGCCTTCTCGTAACAGCCATTGAGCTGCTGCGTGGAGACATTCCGTCGCTTCTGAAGAACTTCCAAGAGATGATGGCGGGATACAGAACAATCAGGAACTTCCTGGGTTCTGATTTCCTCAACATCACTTTTGGATGGACTCCCCTTATCCAAGAATATGCCAACCTCATTAAGGTTGGTATGTCTTTGGATCGGGCGATTTACGGCGAGTCGTTCCGTCGTAAACGCCAGTGGGAAGGACCTTCCATTACTGGCCGTCACTCATCCGATTTGCTTTTTAGCACATCTGGATCTGTTTACGGTCAGAGCACCCTCGCTGAGGGCGCTGTTGGAATATCCTCCGGTGTTGGTTCCGCATGGACCCAAGACGGAGGATGGGTGGAGTCGGAAGACTACCACTGGTCCTCTCGCTACGCCGGTCTTGCCAAGGCAAGCCGCGCAGCGAATCTCTTTGGTGATCAGGCAGCTGATGTTCTCAAGAGGTTGGGACTGGTTGATGACCCACGTTTGTTGTGGGATCTGACACCGTTCTCATGGCTAGTAGATTGGTTCACCACCATGGGTGATTCCATATCTAATGCCAACACGTATGCTCCCATTTCAGGGAAGTATACGGTCGATTACGCATATCTGACCACGAAGCGCGTATTCTCGAGCCAGTCTTCACTTGTGAAGATGGCCGGAATACCCGCTCCTCAAACGTCAGTCAATGTCGTTCGGGGTGAATCTCTTTTCACTTCGACAACGCGTTGGCGTAGTCGAGCAACTCCTTTCGGATTCGGCACCCAGCTTGCCTCGCTCAATGCGACGCAATATGGGATCCTAGTGGCTCTCGGGCTTGCCCGCGGCCGCTAATCCTAGTCAGCACCTGTTGATTAGGCACAATTTCACATCCAATTGAACAACAATTGAACATGGACAGGAGTCCAAGATGGCATTCACCGACCCCCAGACCGTTACCATTTCCGGCACGGCCATTGCTCACCCTCGGGTGATCACTGGCACGACCGTCGGCCGATTCGTCTCCGCTGACGCGGCGAGCGAACTGACCGTCGACCCCCGAGGCACTGCGAAGCGCCGTCGGAACGTTGCTCGTCTCTACGAGAAGAGCACTGCTGTGGACCCCATCACGGGGCTCACGGGTCAGGTACAGGACATGGTGTCGTTCACGATCGACCGCCCACTGTCCGGAGTCACTGATGCTGTGATCGAGGCTCACGCCTCGGCACTCATCGCATGGCTCACGGCTGGCACCAACGCGAACTTGAAGAAGCTCATCGCTGGTGAGAACTGATTTCATGGAGACGATGCAGACCATTCTGATCCTCTCCGTGATTGGCCTGACTGGCCTCGTGGGAACTTCCCTCGGGGCCATGTTCATGGTCGCAGTTCAGCGTCGTCGCGACGCGGCTTAGGCCGCTACCGACGATAAAGGTGTCCCATCTTGGCTTGGAACTACTATCCCCAGAATTGAGGAAGAGTTGAAAAGCCAAGTGATCCTCCTTGAGCACCTCCTGCTTGACGCAGGAGAGGCTCTTGGGTTCAGCGCAGCGAGGGATATTCAAACCCTCTGGAGCAGATACGACAAGGAAGGCATGCCTTTCTTGACGATCGCACTACCACGCCTCGATGACCTGCTTGTTGCGGGCCTTCGGGACGGACGGCTCCCTTCCTTCGAAGGGTGGTCGTCGCGGTGCTCTTACCCTGAGTTCCTGAACGGAATTTGGAGTAAGATATTCGCTCCGGATGGAGAGATTCTCTCCAACCCCAGCATACTGGCAATTCGCTTTCTTCGTCAGATCTCTCGTCTTCACAAGAAGATTTTCGAGGTCTGCGAGTCTGAGCGTGTCGATGCCGAAATCCAGCAGTTCGTGAGTACAGACAAGAGTCTGATGTCGCGAGCTGAGGTTCGTGCAGCGATTGACCCGTATGCCCGATCCGTTGCCCAACTCTTGTTTGGCGAACTGATCGGTGAGGCCTTGCTTACCATCGAAGATGGAAAGCACGGCCCGGGAGCTGTATCCGAACGATTCGGTGCTAACGAGAGATGGAGTTTCGATTCCATCTCTTATAACATCGAATCCCTGGTGGGGCCTGAGTATTTTCGAACCTCATGGTTCGATCTTCTCGAACGGCCCCCTTCCACGAAGGAAGTACCTGCCAGACTGGTGGCTGTCCCAAAGACAGCCGTGAAGCCCCGATTGATCTCAATCGAGCCTTCTTACAACCAGTTTGTTCAGCAGGCTCTTCAGTTGCGTTTGAAAGCGCTCTTGGAGAGTGGTGATTTTGCGTGTTCTTACACGCATCAGCACCATAACCAGCGGATGGCCCTCGAGGGTTCCATTGATGGCCTTGTGGCTACCATGGACCTTTCAGAGGCCTCAGACCGTGTCA